CAACATTGACGGTGAAACACAAGAGGGTGTCACTAAGCAAGATGAAATGGACCCGGCACTTTATCAAATTGGATTAAAGCTCTACACATACGCTCATAATACCGATATGGGTGGAACAATGGACCCAACTCCAGACCCACTTGATGAATACTTGAAGAACAAAGGCAGTTCAGGTTCTGCTTTGCCTTTAGCATAACAAGGAAAATAAGGAGGAATTAAGCCATGCAAGCATTAACAATTCAAGTAAATCCACAATCACAACCAGCAGTATTTACGCCTAAGCTTAACTACGGTTTCTATTTGCAAACTCGGGATGATAAGGCATTATCACAAAGTGGCCAAGATGGTTTTTCAGCATTAGTCAACGGCTTGTTAGACAACAACGTCGATATGATTATCGCTGCTTACTATCATTCGTTAGCTTGGTACAAGCGTAATCAACCATCTGAAACTGCTGTCGAAGAAGCACTTGAAACAGCAATTTTTAGTGACGAAAAGGCAACAGATGAAGCCTTTGATGATATTCTCAAAGACTTACAATCTAATGATTTTTTAGCCCGGAAGTTGAACGAGTTTATCAAGAACAACGACAAATTGACAGCTACAATGAAGAAACATATCGAATCCATGACGGACGAAGACAAGAAAGATCAAATGGAGATTGGTATGAGCCAAATCGACGACTCAACAACGAAGCTTCAACAGTTGATGACGTCGCAAGAATCATCGCCGAAGCAAGACGAATCGGAATCACACCTGTTGAACTAAAAGAATTAACACCGAAGGAGTTTAAAGCAGTCCAGCGAGGCTACCAACTCCATTTAGTTGATCAAAGAGACTTAACTTTATTCGCTAAAACGGTACCACAACAGACTGTTCCGTTTGAGCCTCAACAATCAATAGCCGACTTGATTAAGCAGCTGCAAGAGCGTAATCAAGCTATCGGTAAGGATATTGCTGAGGGACGAGATGAACAGCCACAGGTACCGAAGAAAACTATTGCAAGTCAATTGCTAATGGAAATGCTGGGAGGAGGGTAGTTCATGAGTAGTCCAGTTGTTGCAAAAGAGTTTCTTTGGAAATTCCGTGATGAAATTACACAAGGCGTCGCTAAAGCCCGTCAAGCTATGCAAGAAGCAGTTTCCACCGCTAAGGAAGCAGGTATGAAAGTATCTGATACTGGCGAAGACTGGAAAAAGATGGGGAATGATGCAAAAGAGGCCGCTCAAGACACTTCCCAATCCCTAGATAGTATGAAAGAAAAGTTGCTGTCATATCAGCATGCTGCTACCGATGCTTCTAAGAATATCCGAGAACAAGTTGGGATAGTAAAAGAAGACCTTAATGGTATTCCGAAGCAAAAGATTATTAATCTAAAAGCTAAAGCGACTGACGATGCAATCAAAGCTCATGAAAAAATGATTCATGATATACCACCCGAAAAGTGGACCAAGTTATATATAAAAGACGCTTTTAGTAATCGTCTACAAGATTTCAAGAAAAAAATTCATGATATACCGGAACAGAAATCCATTTGGCTAAAAATCAAAGACGGCTTTTCTAATTCTCTGAAAAACGCTCAACAAGATGCTGACAATACGAAAAAGTCATTTTTAAATCTTCATGATGTAATAGCTGGAACATTTATCGGTAATGCGGTGCTTAATGGTATCTACGCCATAGGCGATGGATTGAAAGGTCTAATCGCTACTGGGTATCAGTACACACGCCAGCAACAGACAATGATTGCCAGCTGGAATACGTTGACTGGGTCTGCTTCTAAAGGGCAAGAAATGGTCGACATGACTAATAAACTTGCTATTTCAGCACAGAACTCGACTGAAATGGTCAATGATTTAAACCAAAAATTCTATGCTGTTACAAATAGCGCTGGCAAAACTAAAGACCTTTCGCAGGCTGTTTTGACGTTACAGGATGCTTTTAATCAAAGCGATGCGTCTATTAAGAACTTTTCGACTCAATGGGCGCAAATGGTTGGTAATGGCAAAGCAAGTGCACAAGACATGCTGTCAATTCAGAATGTGTTTCCAAAGTTCCGGCAAGAATTATTAGCTTATGAGCGTGATGCAACTCACAACAAGAATCTTACTATACAACAACTGAATGACATGATAAGCGCTGGGAAGATCAGCTCTAAGGCAATGAATGATGTTCTTATTGGCATGGGAAACAAATACAAAGATGCTACTAAGAACTTCGCTAGCACACTTGATGGTATGGGTCGGATAATTAAGACAACCGCCCCACGTTTGCTCGGTGCATTAGTTGAACCATTTACTAAAGCACAAAGCCCCGTTTATGCCGCTGTATCAAAATGGGTCTCTGATACCAAGACAAGGAATGAGTTCAATAAGCTTGGGAAAGTCACTTCACAGGGGATGGTCAAGATCGCTCAAGCATTTGCAGGTGGACACGTTGGAACGGGCCAAATACAGCGAGAATTAGATAATCTTGTAATTCGTTTAGAAAAAAAGATTAGAACTATGACAAATATTATCGCTAGGAACGCTGGGAACATTAAAGCAACGTTTAGCATTGTTGGCTCAATTATTAAAATCTTTGCTAAAGGTGCGGGCGCAGCTATTATGGATGTAGTTCGTATCTTCGGTATTTTTGGTTCCTCTGCTAAAAATTCGGCGTCCCCACTTCAGGTACTATCTAATTTACTAAAGAGAATTGCTGATAATAAAGTAGCTATTCAAACTTTGGGCATTGTTATGCTTTCAGTTTTTACGGTCAATAAATACGTTGCTTTCCTAAAGTGGATCCAAGACTTAAAGAAAACGATGGTATTCTCAACGACAATAGATGTCGTTAAAAAATTAGGCTCAGCATTTAAATTTTTAGCAGGAACTGGGATTAAGGTACTGGGTGGTTTGATTTCTGGTACTAAAGAATTAACAGTAGCTAACGCTGCGCTTGATATTGCATTAAGCCCTATTACGTGGGCAGTTGTTGCCGTAGCTGCTCTTGGCGTTGCATTCTATGAAGCTTACAAACATATTAAGCCATTTCGAGATGCTGTAAACAAATTAGGAAAAGCCATTAAGAATACCTTTACAGGTAAAGCCAATTGGGAAAAAGCCTTTGGTAAAGGATTATCTAAACTTGGCAAGAGTTTTCAAAACTTTGCTAAGAAAATACCACAATTTTTCAAGGGTGTCGGCAAAGCAATAATAAAAACAATTGTTATTGGTTTGGCGTTACCAGTTGGAATTGGTATAACTCTAATGAAACCATTGATAAAGCCGTTACAAAACAGTACCAAATCTTTAATTAAGACTGTACAAAAGCAATGGCAAAGTTTCTCAAAGTGGCTTGGTAAATTGTTTGATCCTGTTGCTAAGCTATGGGATCGTGTTTGGAACGGTTGGGCACGCATTTTCAGCACTGTTTGGAAGTCGTTGAAAAAGACTGCTTCCAGCGGAATGAAGGCGATCGAAAGATTGATAAGTCCCGCTGTTAAGGCTATTGAAAAGGTGTGGGTTACTAGTTGGAATGCAATTGCTAGTTTCTTTTCTGGCATTTGGCACACTATTACCTCATTAGGTGGAAATGGTATGCGCATGCTGCATAGCACCATTGCAGGCCCGCTGAATACAATTAGTAGCATTTGGCATTCTGTTTGGAATAGCATTTCAAGTTTCTTTAAGGAAATTTGGAATGGTATTAAACAAGCTGCTCAAGACGGCATGAATGGCGTTATTAACGTTATTAACGCTGGTATCGGTGGAATTAATAAGGTTTGGAGTTTCTTCACTGGTCACGGTACTGGTGTTAAAGAACTCGGCCATGTTCACTTTGCACAAGGTGGTACTGTTCACCGTCACTTGTCTGTTATCAATGATGGCGATGGCCCTGATTGGAAAGAATTAGTCCAAACGCCTGATGGCAACTTGTTCATGTCACAAGAGCGTAATTGGACCGGTTTCTTGCCTGAGGGTACCCGAGTATATAGCGGTGCTGAAACACGGCAGATCATGAACGCTGTAGGCGTTTCACATTATGCTACTGGTGGCATAGTTGGCGCTCAGCATTTTGCTGATGGCGGAATCATAGGTGAGGGTATCGACTGGGCTAAAGGTTCGCTTGAAAACATCGGCAGTTGGCTTGGCGATAAACTAGATGCCATTATGAATTTCTTAGATGATCCATTGAAGGCTACTAAAGGATTACTAGAGAAAGCAACTAGCGGATTATACAAGGGACTAGGTAATTTTGCCGACGTTGCTCATGGTGCAATGGATAAGCTTACACAACCTATTTCTGATTGGTTTAAGAAAAATCTTGAGCCAATTCTAGAGAAAATGGAAGAAGCCAATCCTGGCGGCGCTGGGGTAGCTCGATGGGAGCCGTTCATTAAACGTGCCGCTAAGATGGAAGGCATTGCTCTAACACCTACTATGTTGCATAAGATGCTTACTCAAATTAATACTGAATCCGGCGGTGATCCAGGCGCAATCGGTGGTACCGATGGCTTGGCTGATGGTCATGCAACTGGCTTATTACAGTTCAAACCCGGCACCTTTAGAAGCTGGATTTGGCATGGTCACGGTAATATTATGAACGGATTTGATCAAATTCTTGCCGCTTTCAACGCCTTACAGCATGGTGGTGAAGGTGGTTGGGGATCATTCGGTATTCCAGGTCGTGGTTGGGCTACTGGTGGAGAAATTACCTCTCAAATGTTTGGCTGGGTTGGTGATAATCCAGAACACCATGAGTTTGTCTTGAATCCTTATGCGGTATCTGCTGAACCGTTACTTGATAAAGCATTTGAAGCTACCGCACAGGCTCAACCAGCTACACAAGGTTCAGTGAATGGCGGTAATTCCAAGTTGGATCAGATGATTGACTTACTTGGAAAGGTCTTAGTTGCTATTGAAAGTCAGGATACTAATGTTTATCTTGATGGTGAAAAGATTACTGATGATACCAATAAACGTAATGCTAAGACATGGGGAATGATTAAGTAGAAAGGAAAGTGAAAGAATTTGTTACAAGTTTTTTCAACAAGAACCGATAAGCCGCATGCTTACGGTTATGGCGATATTCGTAGTCCGGCATTTACTCCTTACGAATTTTCCATCAGCCGTGATGCAAAAACATGGACGAGTTGTTTTGACGTAGCGAATTTGGAGGGTGTTTACTGCGTTGTACCGCCTGATGTGCAGCCGGCTACTCGAACGAATAATTTACGAAAAGTCGGCTTACAAGATGGTTCACGGTTGTTATCGACAACTTACGATACACGTGATTTTACGATGTTAATGTATTACGAAGGTGTTGATGAAACTGATGCCATGCTTGCTTATGATGCCTTGCAACAGTTTTTGGTCAGTCGTGAAGCTTACTGGATTTGCTTTTCTAACTGGCCTCATCGTATCTACTATGTGCTTACTAAGCTGGGGAAACCAACTTATAGTAGCGAAAAATCGTGGACTTGTAACGTTACTTTCACCGATTTGTACGGATTGAGCCGTTCAGTTGGTACGTCTCAAGATTATCCCGATAATGTGTGGGGAATTGGTAACGATATGCCAGAAGGCGTTGACCCTCAATATACTTTCACCAGTAATGCGTTTAGTGTTTATAATCTTGGAAATGTGTTAATTGATCCTGACCGACGTGGGCATCCATTTAGAATTATTTTCGATGGTCATTCCGATGGCAATTTGAAGATCACTAATAAGACGACCGGTGATACGCTCACTCGTGCTGGGGCGGAAATAAACGGAAAATCAGTTAATTCTGCTTTTGATGGTCAATTCATCATTGATGGAGTTCGTGAAACGCTTAATGGTAAGTCTGATACTATGAATTGCACTCCTGATACGCTTACTCTCCAAATTGGCAAGAATGATTTTCAGATTGATAATTTTACAGGCACGATTGAGTTTGATTTTCCAATGTGGTGGTTCTCATGATACGTGATCAAATTGCATTAACCGATGGACTTAATAATCATAGTAATACTAAAGGCGAAAGTGTTGATTTCAACGATCTATATAACTCATTTAAAATCAATTGGCAGCTTAACTCTTCTTACATTATTTCATTCACGCTTACATATACTAGACAATATAAGGAAGCGTACAATCTTGCTAAGATGAAACATTATGTTGAATATTACCCCGTTCATGGAAATACTCAGTGGTATGTAATTCAGCAGGTAGAAGACGGCTTAGATGAGAACGGTTTACCAACATTGACTATTACTGCTAATCATTCTTTAATTGATCGAATGAAAAATATTCGTCTTGATCCTCGACAACCGACTGAAAACGATCCGGATGTTAGTGGTGACTCTGGGTCTGATAGTTCAAGCTCATCAGACAATAACAATCAACAGCCCGGAACGACTGTAACGATTAAGCAAACTGATGTACAACAAACTTATAGTTTAGAAGAACAGCTTCATAAGTTTGTTGACAACAATAATCAACAAGTTCAATTAGAAATTCATGGTACATTTCCTAAAATGCCAGCAGAAGCTACGGGGTCATTATATGAGTGGCTAGGGTCTAATTTAGCTTCTTACGGTGCTTTCTGGATTCCTGACGGTGATACCTTGAAAGTCTATGATTTATCAAGTTTGCAACAACGGACAGACACCGTATTCCGTTATTTAAACAACATGACAACAGCTAATCTACAAAGTGACGGTAATGATCTGGTAAACGATTGCTGGGTATACGGTGGAAAGGTCGAAAAAGATATTACAACGGTAACTGCTTCTGGCGGTACCAGTGATGGTGTAACGGAGGCGATTAATGGCGACTGGACGCAAGCAATAAAAAACGCTGCGTCTGTATCTGGTATCAAAGTTAGTGATGCGGATGTTAATAAGATTAAAGGTCAAATTAGGCTTGAATCTGGCGGCAATGAAACAAGAATGGGTGGTACCGATGGATTGGCTGACGGCCGGGCAACTGGCTTATTACAGTTCAAACCCGGCACCTTCAATTACTATTGTCGTCCACCGTATACCAATATCATGAAAGGCTTTGACCAGTTAATTGCATTCTTCAACATTCCGAATGCTGTAGGACAGATCAGCGGTGGTCTAAGTGG